TGAGTTCAATGCCAGCAAGGTCAGCCCCGACCATAACCATTCTTGGCGAGGCGGTAAATAGTTTTCTAAATCTTTCATCAGCGGGCGTTTGACCGAGGTTTGGTTTTCTGTGAGCACATCTAAATGTGTTTGTTGCAACTGAACAGTGGTGATGGATACGGCTAGATGTCGTAACAAGCTTCAGCCATGCGTTCACGCCGACGGATATCATTCCTAATGCTTTCTTCAGTTCCAAGCATCGGAGAAAGTTCAGAGCTATATCCGTCCCAATTTCCTTTAAGACGATCTCGTCGATCACGGGCTTCTCGTTGGAGCTTATTAATGAGGGTGTCCATCCATAATGAGTTGTCAATATCCATGCGATATGGTCTCTTGATGTGGGATTAAGTTCTTTTAATCTTGTAAATAATGCTCCTGCAACATATCCTGTTCGTTGATTAGATCGTTTTGGAGAAAACTCTTTTCCTCCGACGAAAGGATGCCTGTTGCGTAGTAATTGACTAAGCTTTTCAAGCTCTTGTCTGACAGCTGATTCAAGTTTCCATGCAGCTGGCTCATCAAATCTCCATCCATAAAGTTCCTGTTCAGTAAGTATCTGTGCAACTGAGTGCTCTAACGCAACCCAGTCAGGTAGGGGTGAAAATGGTCGCATAATTTTTTTGTAACTTCTACGTCTTGAGCGCAGTAATCTTCCATTTCTTGACTCCACTTGGACCAATCATTTGTTTCTCCAAACTTTGCTTTATGTTCACCAAGGCGATAGCCGTATGCTTGAAGTGAATGTCTACCATAGTGTTGTAATTCCATACCATCCCAGTTATGTCTACTATCTATGTCATAGAGATTTGGGTGGTATAGACGTGATAGAAGAAGAGTGTCAACAATACGATTACGGGGAGTGAAATAGTTATATAGTTTGCTAATACACGGGATGTCAAAACCAATAATGTTATGACCAACAATCGTGTCAGCAACAAGTAACTTATTAATTCCCTCTGAAATGGAATACTTATTGTTTTTTTCGTCATTGTAAGTTTCAATTTCGTCAGTTGTTGAGTCATAAATTGCTATGCAATGAATACGTGTTACATCGTTCAGTAGACCGTTTGATTCAAGGTCAAAGACGAGTGTCATTTCTTCTGCCACGTATAGGTCTTGTCTTTAAACTGAGCTTTCTTAATTGCCGCCTCAGTTGGGGGATTAGGTTTATTTAATTTTTCTGGTTCCTTAGCGTGTTTATACCAAGGGTGTTCGTATTCGCTATCCTCAAAAATCCGAGGCTTCGCTGGTCCCACATAAAATGGGTGATTCCGTAACATCATGCTCACTAAATCGGCAGTTGGATAAGTCATATTGAAGTTTGCAAGCTATACCTGTCTCGCCTGAATAACGGTTCTTAAGGACTCTAAGAGTCGTATCGCTTCCTCCCTCTGTGGACTGCTGGTTTCGTTCAAGTCCAACGACCGCATCTGAGATTTGAGAAATACTATGAGATCCCCTAAGTTGTGAGAGGGACACACGTCCTCCCTCTTCATGTGATTTTCTATCATTACTAGATCGTCTTAAGTGACTAACAAGAAATAGAGTTATACCTGTACGTTCAACTAAACTTCGTAGACGAGTCATCGTCTGATCTATCATTCGTCTCTCATCCCCATCGAGTCCACTCAATAAAATACTAAGATGGTCTAGGAATATAAGACGACACTCCAGTCCACTGGCAAGGTATTCGATCCGATTGTAAACCACGTCCGGATCATAACTACCAAAGCCATCAAACATGTAGAGATTCCAATTAGCAATGGTATTAGAAAAATGCTCTTTGAGTTCTTGCTCACTGTGTTCACCTATATGTAATGGTTTGCTTACAGCTGTAGACATAAGACCTAATGCTGTTTGTCTATTACTTGCTTCAAGGTCCAACATCCCAACTCGTTCCCCTTTGTTGAGGAGGTGAACTGCAATTTCACGAGTGATCGTGGATTTTCCTTGGCCAGTGCCACTAGTAAATGTGACAAGTGATCCGTACCTGATCCCTCGTAATTTCTTATTAAGTCCTTCGTATGGGTAGTCATGGTCTGATTCTTTCTGTGGGGTGGTTACTTCTTTAAGAAGTGTCTTGGCATCTACTATCCCGTCAGGTTGATATGGCTTTGCATCCCATATAGCTTTTCTTATCGCTTCCGCATCATTCGCTTGCAAAGCGTCCGAAGCGTCCTTATAGGATTCGAGTCTGGCAATTTTAACCTTCCCTGGTGGTAATACACTTGCAGCATCCTCCGCTGCTTTTCTGCCAGCCTCATCTCCATCAAAGAAGAGAACAATTTCTTCATAGCCCTGAAATAATGGTATTTGTTTTTGTATATCTTTTTTGGCAGATGCAGCACCGTGAGGTAAGGATACATGTGGCCATCCAGTCATAGCCTCCCAACCTGATACACAATCTAGCTCCCCTTCATAAATAATGATGCGTTTGCCACTACTAGGAAACAAATGCTGACCAAAAAGAGTATCGGTACTAGTGCCTTCATAATAGAAGTCCTTTTGTTTAGTCTTTACTTTTGCTCCCTGAAGTATTCCGTCGCCTGTGAAATAATAGAAGCGTAGAAGTTCTCCGTCTCTGAAGACTTTGTACTTTTGACACGTTTGTTCTGAAATTCCTCGTTTCTGCAGCCTTTGAGCTGATCCTTGGATTTGTACATTGGTAGACATCGTGTGATTGTGATTAGTTTCCTCATTCCCAGAGGTACGGGTGTGGCAGACAAAGCAAAAACTGTGACCATCTGAGTAGATTGATTTGGCATCACTACTGCCACAGTTTTCGCAAGGTTCATGCCTGACAAATTCGCTCTCTATATGAGCCATTCCATTGGTATGTTGTGCCATGCGGTCCAAGGTATTTTGTGACGCTCGCACCACTTGGCGTAAGTAGTTTTAGACCTCTTGGAGATAGTATTGAATGGAGCTTGAAAGACCATCCTTATATCTAAGTCAGGGTTCTGTTCCTTAACCGCTTTTTGTTTTCTGCGGTCAGCTGAGTCCCAGTAACCCTTTACTTCCAAGTAGACCCCATTAGGTAGTAAGAAGTCAGGGGTATAAAAGTGTTGTATTTGATAAGGCACTTTTTTTGACTCATACTCGTAGTCAATACCTAACTCACATAGAAGATCAGATACCTTTTCCTCTAGCTGTGACCTGAACATTAGAAGTCATCATCTTCTACTGAGCTAGGAGTTCCAGCTGCCTCTACATTCGGCTCTCCAGCCTTATAGCCAGTGCATGTACCGAATAGTTTTGCAGCATCTTCTGGACTCATATCACCTCTATCTACACCAGCCTTGTTTCCAACAGAGACAACCTGAATAGAAGCAAGCTTTACTGTGGTTCCGTAGCTGTTGTCAGGTAATTCATAATCATATTGATAGAAACCTAACTTAACCTTTGATCCTGAGTAGAGAGGTATCTCTGTATCTGTGATCAATGTACCCTCAGTATCGACAATAACTGGTTTGTTCTTATCTAACCAACTGAACTTAAACATATAAGTTCCTGTGTTGACCTCTTCCCAAGGCTCGGGTTTTAAAATAGATCTCTTGGGATTTTTTAATCTAGACTGCCTTCTCTTTAATAAATCCTCCCTCTCCGATTCTAAATTCTTAAGAAGCTCATCATCTTCTATCAATGCTTGGAGTTTATAATTTCCAAACTTTCCTATCTTCATAATTGCCTGAAAACCTTCTAAGGTGACAGGCTCTTTTGTTGCGTGGGTAGTCATTAACAAAAAAAGTAAGTGGATTCCATTACTGACTCTGGTTTTAAATCGCCAATAATAGGTGGTTCAGTCTCTGCTCCGATTTGGTTTGCAAAGTCTGTTAAGTAGTCATGTTCTGCGAACAAGTACATATATTTTTCTCTAACAATTCTAGATAGCTCAGTCATATCAGTGGCTCTGCATAGTACAGAGTCATGTATTAGAGCTATTGGATTATCGAAAGCTAATGTTGCCTCACATAGTAGACTTGCATCTAATGAATGAATCAGATTTGGAGCCGTAGCTGCTTTATGTCTAGCCTTATCTACTTTATTAGTATCGCCAGTACTAACTTTCATATTGCACTGACCTAAGACCTGTAAAGTTATACGTTCAAATTCTTTTTTAAAGAGTTGTTGAGAGACAACAAAACCTGATGGAGTTTTCCATTTAAGTTCAGTTACTCCACGCTTTATAGCTTTTCCAACCTCATCTTCAATCCATTTCATTACCTTCATTGGTCCTGGAACTATGACATTCATTGCATCTCTAACTGCCTTAACCGTTTGAGTTAACTCTTCCTTATCAATCTCTATACCATCATCCTTCAAAGCTTCCTTAATGTACGTACGGTTTGAGAAAGGTTTTGCATTGTAGGGTATTGTCATTACTACCCTTTTAGTTTTTTTCCTATCCCAGTGAGCACGTAGTCTCTGAGGTATATTTGACTTAGATTCTTCAGCTACTATTTTATAAGCATCTTGTGGTTTACATGAAGGAATAACATTAACAAGATGAGCTGTTGATTCATCTTTAGCAAGACCTGCCAATATTTGTAGACCACTACATGTAGCGTCTATTGCTACTGGCAAGCTTGTTCCGAGTCGATCTCTCTTAATAACACAGTGGTAGAACTCATCACATGCAGCCAAGAATTGCCAAGGCTCTTCAGCTCCCTCCCAGTCGGGGAGATTACCTATTGGATCAGTTGCTACTCTCTCTATTAGCCATTCATTTTCATAAGTCCAACTAAGTCGATCATCAAGTGTGTCCTTGTCGAGACCGTAAGTGGTAGCAACTTGGAACCTTAACCATCTCTCTGCCTCATCATCCATAGGAGAATCATCGGCAAATCTAATTAGACTTTTCCCAAAATCAGAAGACTGAACTGTTAGGAATGCGGGTATACCGTAAACCCTTCCTCTGTAATCAAATGAGTGTGGAACAAAGAAACGCTCTTTATCTTTAAAACGGTTCACTGTCTCCATAATCATACGAGTTAGACAAGATTTTTTAAATTCTTGAGCTTGTCTATTTCTTACCTCTGCCTTTTCTCGCCTGTATATTTTTCTATGATCTGCATTCGTTGCAATATCAACAGGCTTAGGAGGATCTTCGTGATGAACTATGGGCTGAAACTTTCCTACACTCCTACCCTTTCCCTGAAGTATTTCAGCGACCTTCACAGAGAAAGGGTTCAGGGTTAAAGCAACTTTTTGTACCTTGTTTAAAAAGGCGTAAGTCTTTTCCCCCTGTATAGGTGACGAACCGCCCCGACGGACCATATCGTGACCCCTCATAATTTCGTTCAACAAGTACCCACCTGGTTTTTCAGGGGTCCAGTCATTTGGCTCGATCAGCATTGGCCAAGCCAGTGGGCTGAACAATTCTGCATTGAACATGACCTGATCTTTAATCGCCATAAACTCAGGTGTGGGAACTATGCAGTTAGTTGTCTTACGACCATCCCTAACAATTTCCTTATCGAACCACTTACTTGTCTTCATCACGCAATCAAGTAACCAACCTCCTAACTTGACTCGATTAGATGAACCCCATGTATCCCACTTCTGCACCTCATATCTATTCATTAATGTTTGTATTACTACAACTTTCTGATCAGTACCAATAGCTCGATGCCAATAGTTTTCCTTAAGAGTGTTAAGTAATCCTGGCGCACATCGCTCGTAGTGCCTGAGTTGGCACTCATTTTCTACACCCTTACCAATAGCTTCAGCAATCCTTGTTAATTGATTATTACCGTCCTTGATAGAGAACACTTTATCAATAGTAATCTTACAGGTAATAGCAGCAGCGGCTAATGGTTCAATGTCTGCTAAGTATTTATGTATCTCTTTAAATGATGCACCAACACATCCTTCATGTATTCGGTTATTTGTATCTTTAATTCTCTCAACCACTAAAGGTAATAATACATCAATCGTTGTGATTCCATAAATTGAAGCTGATGCATAATCCTTTTCCTCTAAACGTTTTGTGTTCTCTTTAAGTCTCTCTAATCCTTGAGCGATTGCAGCACGTTCATGCTTAATCTGCTCATCAATCTGATGCGGTGTAGGCATAAATTAAGTTCACTAGATTGAGTTGCTTGCCTAAGTGGATACGTTACCATTTGGTATCACTGGCTTTAGAAATAAGGGCTTGCTTTTCGGCAAACCCTAGATATGAAAAGATGATTAAGCTTAACTAGATTTTAAGTCTGGTGCGTCTACCAATTCCGCCACACTCCCTTGTGATACCAAGCGATCTCAGCGATCCTTGAGTACTGATTATAAGGCGGTTACCATTTGCGGTAAACCAATGTGCTCAAATCAGTACCCAGAAGATTCACTAGATTACTTTAGCCAATTGGAGTGAAGCTGGCATGGATTCGACATAATCATCTAATACTAGGTGTAGGTACCGGCGTGTTGTATTGAGGTTAGAATGTCCCATTAATTGAGAAGTAGTTTCAATACATTTGCCATCCCTAAGTGACCAAGTGCAGAAAGAATGCCTTAAACAATAAGGTGTTCTTTTCTCTCCTCGGCTATCAAATGTGTAACCGAGATCGTCAGTTATTGATTCATAGATTCTTCTATGTTGATCAATCCCTGATTTATATCTTGAGGACCAATCATCACCAAATAAATAGTAATCATTAGAACCTTCTACGTCCTTGATCCGACGCTCCAAGATAGGAATCAGCATTGCTGAATCATTTGCAAGTGGGATCTTGCGTTTTCTCACCTCACGTTTAAGGGTGAAGTCACGCCTTGCTCCTACTTCAACGTATGGGATACGTGCATCTAAATGGATATCACAGGCTTTGAGTTGAACGTATTCACTCCAGCTAATACCCGTAAAGGCTGAGAACAAAATAGTTTCAGCACAGTTTTGATACATCGCACCTAACGATTTACTCATGCGTAAACCGTACTCATACATATGTATAACCTGATCTTTTGAGAAGATCGGTTTGTCTACGACCTTGACTTCAAGAGTTGGAAACCTATAACGGTTGTCCTTAATGAAGCCTTCACGAGGGTCCGGCCAAGGTATGAGACCTTTGCCTAAGCAGAAGTTGAGAGCTACTTGAGCAGTCCCAACACAGAGATTGACAGTGCGGTTACTTGCATCATCACGTTCTCTGAGTACCTTCTTAACCACATCCATTGTGGGTTGGTTGATCTTTGATACCTGCAGTGAGCGTCCGTGTATGTCAATGAACTTGTTCGAGTTAGTGACATTGGTCTTTCTACCTGCATGTTCGTGATCCCAAGTGTCTAAATTAGCGAACGTATAGTCAAATACTTGACCAATAGTTCTAAGTCTCTCCATAAAGTACGTCTTTGATTTTGGTGAACAGTTTCTCTCCTTTTTTAGTGAGAGTTAATACTGACCTTCTTCTGTCAGATACGTCTACCTCCTTTTTTACTAGTCCAAGTCCTGGTTTTCTCTTGCCACTAGGAAAAACAATACGATGATGTTTACTGATCATATCGGTATTTCTACTAGTACTAGCTCTTGTCATTAGTGGTAAATCCTCCTCTAATGCCTGTTTGTGGCAGTCGTTTCTGGAGCCAACGTACAACAGAGTAGTTAAAACAGAAATACTGATCTCATGACTACCATGCTCGGTATCATAAAGACGGATTAACTCAATAGCCTCAGCTAATCGGTCAATCTCCAGATCAGTTACCGTCCTCCTTAATGGATCGAGTCTCATCCTTATGACATGGTTTACCTCCGTACTCTAACCGATAATTACCTAAGTGGATACATATGTCAGTATAAGATGTATCATCTTTACCTATATATAAACCACCGATTGAAAAGATTTGCATATTACTGAGGGATCAGGGGTCTGTATTTGTACCTAATAGTTAAACTAGATGGATAGATTAGCAACCTTATGTAACTGAAAATAACCTTTTCAAATGTTTTTACAGTTTTTATGTAAATACTGTTTACATGCTGTAACAACTAAATCATTTAGACTTGACTCTTGAGTAGCTGCCTGGATTTTTAGTTGTTTGTGTATGTAATCTTCGAGGACTACTGTGATTCGTTTCAATTACATAAGCCTCGATAAAGTAATAGTAAAAGGACAAAGATTACATCCAGTTATTGTATCAAAGGGACATCTATAGAAGCTATTTATGTAACTTCGGATACAACTTGAAGCTGGTTCTGGTCCCTTACTTGCTCAAACATAAGGTCAATTAGCTCATCTCTGTGATCGTGGTTTAAAACTTCCAGAATCAATTCGGAATTGCGTAGCCTTTTGGTTAGTGATTTTCTCACAGTAAATCCTCGGGTGTAAGGTTTGTTATTTCTTCATGGCCAACAACACAGAACTCACAAGTTCCTTCGGCCATAATCTGTTGAATCTTTTTCTCAGCGAATGACATACGCTTGTAGGCAAATTCATTAACCTGTTTCGACTTAATATCAGTAGTTCTGATAATCACTTCATGACTCGATGGGAGCTGCCAGTTGTTGATCTTCCAGTCCATGAACTGCAAGTATGGGAGTGATGGAAACAAATGACTTGGGCTATCCTTAATAGCTTGCCAATGATGTGCGAAGTAGGGCTTTTTACGTCTAGCCATGCTTTATGTCCTCGTAGATAGCTTTGTATTCGCTACGTCTTGGAGCTAAGTCCAAAAGGTTGCAGAGTTGCACCGCTTTACGCCGTGCGTCACTGTCGTTATCTGCCTCGATTAGGTATTCCCCATCGTCAGCAAACACAACATGGGAGTACAGCTGGAGGTCTCCAGGTACGTCCACGAAATGATTGTGATTCATTAAAAATAAATACTTGGTCGAAGCAAGATTGAGGAGTTACCTCATAACCGTGTCTCACACGGGCTGTTTAGTTATTGCCTTAGCTTGCAATTATTCGTGATAGCTACGCATTGTTGCGGTTTTTGGTGCATTACGCCACCAGGTGCGAGGTTATAAAGCTCGAGAAGGGATAAAGGAAGCTCTCATAAAGCTCCTCATGTAACCAACACAACGGATGGCTACAGGAGAAGGATTAAGAAGCAATGTAAGGATGCTCTTTAGTGCTACGAGTGTCCATCTCTAGCACCTTTATCTTGATACATCCTTGACCACCTACCACCTTGGTAGCGATAGCTTCTGGACACGCATCAGGGCTATGAGTGATTTGAATAAGGAAGTTAGACTTCTCAGTTAATGCGTCCTTCATTCTGGGTAATCTCCTAACGCACCCTCGGTAAGCACGTCATAACCTGCTCTCCAGGATTCCTCGTTAATGCTGTGTAATGCGTCCTTATACTCTTGATCACTCAAGACAACTCCTCCTAGATCTTCTCTAGGTAGGCATGTGTTTGGTTCAGGCATTGGTCACTGCCTCCTCTTTGGCGTGGAATTCTGCTCTAAGCTTGTCGCCTAGTGCGTCCTTGGTCTTGCTTAGCTCCTTGATTTGAGCTTTAACTGTGTCTATGTCTATCTTGCGGTTATGAACCACAGTACATAGTTCCACATACTTGTCTCTCATTGCATCAAGACAAGCTCCATAAGTACCAAACCAACAGTCAGAGCATTCTGTTGTGTACTTTTCCAAAGCCTTATCTACTGACTTAGGTACGTCCTCGAGTTGCCACATATGAGAACGGACAACATCTATACCAGCCACTAAAGCTTGTGATGTGAACATGGATTGTTTTTGCTCTGATTCCAAGTCACGTACTTGTTTCCAAAGGTCTTGCGTCCTTGAATCTAATTCCTGGTACTGTGCATTTTCATGCATGTACTCGTAACATGAGGTAGACATAAAACGTCCTTGATTGTGAAAAATTAAAAGTAATAAAAAAAAATAAAAAAATTAATTCTTATCTTTTTATTGGGTGGGACTCACTCGCTGAACTGGTAGCGATGCCCACTAATGACTAGGTAACAGCCAACGCCGGATCTCCAACCTGGACTAATTCGGCTGGGCTGTCTACGGTACCTATTAGCCGCTGTAACGCCTTTAATTCATTGGCGTTAACTGTTTGCTTACCGGTTAGTGTTTTTACGTCCTGGGCTTGTGACTCATCAGCTAGGTAATAGTAGTAATTACCAAAAGTTTGTTTTCCGTAGTAGAAGATTTTCATGGGTGTAGTTTGTTGCTTAGGTGGATAGATTGTTTAAAACTTGGTTTGCTTTGTTTTCTCTTGTGCCGTGGGCAAAGAATGCAACCGCACAGCGCCGATTAGACACCGAGCAAAGCTTGCATTTAGCACAATTCATATCCTCTTGAGTTTGGGCAGGACATACCATTACACGCCGCCCTTTTGGTGTGGTCTTTGGTGGTTCTTTATCACTTGGTATAACAACTGCAGCGGGTAAACCTTTATCTATTGCGTTATCTACTTGTTCTAATGTTTCACAACTTGCATTTATTGTGAAGCCGTTATCATTAGCATTTTTTAATACCTTTACATTTAATGGGCTTAGCTTGTGATGTGTATATGTGTAGCCTCGCTTCCCTTTATTAGCTTCAACTAATTGTTTTATCATTGGTTCATTTAACATACCCAACACATGCGGCATATCGCCCGCTTGATTATGTCTCCATATATCCCCAGTCTTTACCTTATTAGCTATGAAATCGCATAAACCGTTCCAATCTGTCCCACGTTCGCCACTTGAGACCTTATCCCAATGCATTCTTAAATGGAAACCGGACTCTGCATAACATGACTCATCCTTAAAAGGACAATCAGAAGGACAAGAGGAACGCTCAGAAGTAGTAACAGTAATTGGACCAACTTTCTTGTTAGCGCTTTTTTTGGTGATGTGTACTCTCATCACTTATTATCACCAAAAGTAGCCCTAAGCAAAAGTTGTATTTTGATATTCTTTTGAATAGCTGTTTTTTCATTCATACTAATCGATGCCCCTAACTGTGAAGCCTTAGCACTGTATTGATTCTGTAATGACTTGTTTGGAGTGTTGCAGGCATTCCATAGTGCTAGTGCGTAGTCTTGCCTTAGTTCTGAGTAGTCCATTAGAGCGGGTAGAACTTGAATAATTTAATTGTTGCTTACATGGAACGATTACGCAACAGTGAGTATTATTCGGTTAACCCAACAACGACACAAAACAGTAGTCATACCAATAAATAATGAGAATATAAATTAAATATTAAATACTGTTAACCTACTAAAACCGCCCCAGCTGGACCGCTTGTTGTGCTAGTTACTGCTAGT